GATACCTCGGTCATGAAGACGACCCTCAATAGAGGGTCTTTTTTTTGCTCTAAATAATGATAAATATACCCAGACTATAAAGATCTAGTGCCAGCACAGACTTTTTCACAAGGATTCAAAGATATTTCTTTATCTTTCAAAAAACATCCCGTAACGGATGATATTCTTGTGCTGAATAATGAAGATGCTATAAAACGTTCTGTACAGAATCTAGTTCGTATACAAACGGGAGAGGTATTTTTTAATCGCTTGTTAGGATCACGTATAAGCGGTTCACTGTTTGAACTTGCAAGTGATGATTATGTTGATCCGATTCAAAAGGAGATTGAGACAAGTATAAAGAATTTTGAACCCAGAGTAACCCTGACAGATGTAAAATTTGTTTCTACACCTGACGAAAACTCAATTGATGTAACTATATTTTATGATATTGTTGGACTCAATACACCAACTCAATCAGTCAACTTTATTCTCGAACCAACTAGGTTATAATGGCACTGCAACAATTCACAAACCTAAATTTTGAAGATATTAAGTCTTCTATAAAGGATTATCTGAGAGAAAACTCCAATTTCTCGGATATGGATTTCGAGGGATCTAACCTATCAGTTATAGTAAACTTATTAGCATATAATTCATATACGACAGCGTATAATAGTAATATGATAGTCAATGAGACATTCATTGACAGTGCTACACTAAGAGAAAACGTTGTTTCTCTTGCAAGAAACATAGGTTACGTGCCTAGGTCTAAGAGAGCAGCAAAAATGCTCGTTGATTATAATATGACAGGTATATCAACGACAACATCAACTGTTACATTTCAACCTGGTGTAATTGCAAATGGGAGTGTGTCAAATGTGAATTACATATTTTCTATACCAGAAAAAGTAACTGGCACTGCATCAGATGGCACAGCAGTTGGAACTATTGAAATGTTTCAAGGACAATATCTTAAATCTACATTCGTAATAAATGATTCTCAACCTAATCAAAGATTCATAATACCTAATAATGGTGTAGATACATCTACGATAAGAATAAATGTAAAAGAGAATAATGCAAGCACAACTGCCACTGAGTATAAACTCGTAGATAATATTATAGGTGTCACCTCAACATCAAACATATATCTTATACAAGAAACAACGGATGAGAAGTACGAGGTGCTATTTGGAGATGGTATATTCGGTGCAAAATTAAATAATGGCAATGTCATTGATGTATCATACATCAAGACTGAGGGAAAGAATGGTAATGGTGTTGCTAGAGTGTCTTTTGCAGGTATCGTAAATGATGAAGACGGTGCCACTGAAACTAACCTCACAACAACTCTCTCACCACAATTTCCTTCAGAAAATGGTGATGAAATAGAAGATTTACGCAGTGTCAGATACTATGCTCCTAGACTTTACTCGTCTCAACATAGAGCAGTGACTGCAAGTGATTACGAAGCAATAGTCCCCTCAGTGTATGCAAACATAGAGTCTGTTAGTGCCTTTGGGGGAGAAGAATTGACACCTCCCAAGTATGGAAGAGTTTATATCGCTGCTAAACCTAAGAATGGATCTTTCTTATCAGAGTTTACTAAAAAACAAATATTATCATCATTGAAAAGTTATTCTGTAGCAGGTATTGTGCCTGAATTGATTGACTTAAAGTTTTTATATGTTGAAGTTGATAGTTACGTGTATTACAACTCTAACTTTGTCGGTGATCCTGATAACTTGAAGACTGACGTTATCAGTTCACTAAACAATTTTGCAAGTGGTACAGAATTGAATAAGTTTGGTGGTAGATTCAAGTATAGTAAAGTTTTGTCTCTCATTGATCGTGTTAGTGATTCAATTACATCAAACATAACCACAATTAGAATAAGAAGGAATTTAGTTGCACAAATCAACGTATTCAGTCAATATGAGATATGCTTTGATAATACGTTCCATAGAAATGAATCTAATTATAATATAAAATCAACTGGATTTACTGTATCAGGAGTGCAGGGGACTGTATATTTCTCTGACCAACATACCTCAGGTGATAAGGGATCATTGTTCCTATTCCAAATCGATTCTGACTCATCCGTCAAGATACTGTCTTCATCATTTGGATCTGTAGATTATGCAAAGGGTGAAGTAATTATTGATACTGTAAACATAACTTCTACAGTACAATCTGATAATATTGTAGAGATACAAGCAGTGCCTCAATCTAATGATGTACTAGCAAGAAAAGAATTATACCTGCAATTTGACGTATCAAATAGTAATTTCTATATGAGAGAAGATCCAATATCTTCTGGTGCGAATACGTCAGGCACAAGATATGACCCTCAATCAAGTTATTCAAATGGTGCCAAGGTTAGAGGAGCGATGATAGTAAGCACATCATCTGCTACCACTCTGGTCGGATATGTGAACGGACAACCTTACTATGGTGCTTTCCATACTATGTCTAATGGAAATAAAATGACAGGAGCATCTCACTCACCTGATAGTCTTCCAATAACAAGCACCCCGACAAGTCCGATAGATACTTCATCAACACCTGTGTCTTCGACATCAACCACATCATCAACTACATCATCAACTTCAACATCAACATCATCATACAGTAGTGGATACTAATGATCCAGACATCGATTACAAAAGTAAAAGTAAATGAAATAATTCAGAGTCAAATACCAGAGGTAATTGATACTGAGAATCCTCGCTTTGGCGAGTTTATGAAACAATACTATATCTCTCAAGAATTTCAAGGGGGAGCGATTGATATAGTTGACAATCTAGTAGAGTATAAAGGTCTAGATTTTCTAAACAACGAGACTCTGACTGGGTTTACGACAATAGCACAATATGCCAACGGAAGAGATACTACAATATTTGTTGACTCTACAAAAGGATGGCCGAATCAGTGGGGTCTCTTAAAAGTCAATAATGAGATAATAACTTATACAGGTATAGGTAGCACATCATTCACTGGATGTGTGAGAGGATTTAGTGGTATAGAGAATAATAGAAAGACAAATGATCCTGAGTACCTCACCTTCACTCAATCAGGTATTGGTACACATGCTGTAAATGATAAAGTAACAAATCTTAGTAATGTATTCCTAAATGAGTTTTTGAAAAAACTCAAGAAACAAATTTTACCTGGTTTTGCGGAGAGAGGACTATCTGAAAAATTAGACCAAAGAAATTTTATAAGACAATCAAAGGATTTCTACAAATCTAAGGGAACTGAAGAAGCATTCAAATTATTATTTGGTTCATTGTATGGTGTGAATGTTGATATGATTCAACCATCAAAATATGTCATAAAACCATCTGATGCTGATTATGTTGTAAATGATGTATTATTATGTGAGTTAGTATCTGGTAATCCACTTACCATATCTGGTCAAAGTTTGATTCAAGAGACAACTCCTCTTCAAACAAGTGGTTCAATCAATAGTGTTGAGAGAGCAGTTATAGGTGGCAAATCATATTACAAAATTGCCATATCAAAAGGGACTACAATCGGTAAATTCCAGCAGATAGGTAAAACATTTATTACTAATACTTCAGGTGTAGGTGCTACTGTACTGAATGTAGATTCTACCATAGGATTTGGAGCTACAGGCACAATATCATTTGAGAATAGAACTTTAGAATACACAGGTAAGAATTACACTCAATTTACAGGTATTGATGCACTTACATCACCATGTGGTATAGGATCAACTGTTAGATCAGGCATAGTTGCTACCTCTTATGAAAATGGCAATTTAAACTCTCCTGTTAGATTCAATGTATTGGGAGTTCTCAATAAATTTGTAGGATCAGCGATAAATCAGCAAGAAGATGCAAATATCAACATTAGTCAACTCGGTAAGATAGAAACAGAACTAAAATACTCCACATGGATTTACAATAACTCTTCATGCTATAGCATTGATGCATTTTACTTACAGAGTACAAATAATTATGTTTTCAAATTAGCATCCGATGATTATTCTTTATACGTTGGAGATCAAATAGAGGTCATTGATCAAAGTGACCCTGATAGCGTGTTAGATGGTAGTATCACTTTTGTTTTTGCAAAAGGCACACCCTCTGGATCTATCTCAGTAAACGTTCCAACTCTTGATGGCACTAAAAAGTATAAGATAAGAAGAAAACTTAAATTACAAGGAGATACCACAGCCGATGTGCAAAACACATATACAGATGGTAAGGTTCCCTATGTTACATCAAATAGTTTACCTCATTGGACTATAGATCCTCAAAAAAGGATAAGGTCATTTACTAATTCTGGTATATCTACCACACAAGTAGAAATAAGTGTACCAGACCATAATCTCCATGATGGAGACCTTGTAGTATATTCATCATCTGGTATAGGAACACTCACTAACCTTAATGAGGGAGAAGCATACTATATCAAGAAGGTAGATGATAATACTGTAAAACTTGCATATACAGGTGAGAACGTAAGAAGGGGTCAGTTCCTGACTGCTTTCATTGGTAATGATATTCAAGGGAATACGTCTCATTCACTTACACCATTCTCCATATTTGGATATGAATTAGGTGCTCAAAAAATATTGAGAAAATTTGATGAACCTGAATTCGGAGATACAAAGGATAAAACTGTACAAGGTGGTGTTGGTTTATTCGCAAACGGAGTGGAGGCATACTCCTACAAATCATCTGATCTTGTTTATTTTGGACCTTTGCAGAATGTCGAGGTTCTTAATACTGGATCTGGATATGATGTTATAAATCCACCTAGTTTATCAATCACACAGGACGGACATACTGGTGCAGGTGCGTCTGTTATAGCACAAGTAGAGGGTACATTAGAAGAAATACTTGTTGATACTGAAGGATTTGATTATGAAGAGACACCTACAGTAAAAATTGTTGGAGGCAATAATACAACAGCCATAGCGAAAGCAAAGATGAAGTTTGTAAATCAAACTGTGGAGTTTGATTCTACATCTACTGGTGGTGTGGTCAATACTGCAACTGATAGATTCGTATTCCCAACACCTCATGGTTTCAAAGATGGTGAGGAGATAATATATGATGCAAACGGTAGTACCACTATAGGAATTGGTGTAACACCTGGCACACTGGTAGACACTGCTTCATACTTTGTTGTCAAGTTAGATGATTTCCAAATACACTTATCAGAGTCAAGCACTAAGGCATTAGCAGGTATCGGCACACTTCCAATTACAACAAATGGTGGTGGATTGCAGAAATTTACAACGACAGCTAGAAGACAGAAAGTTGATAAAGTTCTTGTAGAAGATATTGGATTTTTTAAGAACAGAGAGATACAAACCATAACAGGTATCAACACATTCACAAACACTGTAAATATATCTGATCATGGTTTTGAAGATGCTGAGAAAATCAAATATTCGTCAAACGTAAGTGCTATTGGAGGTCTTACAAACAATGCTGAATATTTTGTTGATAAGATTGATGATAATAACTTTAGATTATGTGAGGTAGTAGGTCTTGCTACTCATGTAGAACTCAGGGACAATGGATTAGGAACTCATGTATTCCAAGATCCACCTATCTCTGTTGACATTAGTGGTAGACAAGGTATTTCTACAACAAATGCTACTGCCACACCTATAATACGAGGTAAAATTATATCAGTCCATGTAAATGAGAAAGGAAGTGATTATGGATCTACAGTTATAAATGACAACTACAAACCGACCATAGAAGCGACAGTTGGTAAGAACGCATTTATGCAACCGTTTGTTGTAAATGGCCAAATTGATCAAATTATCATCAAACATGGTGGAGAAAATTTCTTTAGCACACCTGATATTATTATCGAGGGTGATGGTGTAGGATGTAAGGCAAAAGCAAACGTCACTAATGGTACTATAACCAGTATTGATATTATTGAAAAAGGTGCTGGATATAGTCAAGCGTCTACTACAACTTATGCTAAAACACCAGGTGAGGGTGCTATATTATCTGCGTCTGTAAAAGAGTGGAGAATCAATCAAGTAGAGAGATATGCTAAGTTTGGTGATGTAAAGGATGATGATGGATTCTTGGAGACACCAAGAGTTGCAGAATTAGGTAACCCTTATGTAAACTACTATGTTCCTAGAAACCTCAGAAACTTTTTGGGTGATTTGGGACAAGACCACTCACCAATAATAGGTTGGGCTTACGATGGAAACCCAATTTACGGTCCTTACGCTGTGGTGGATGGTAGCAAGAAGTATATTGAATCGAGTTATCGTAAGTTAGCAGGTCAAAGGGTTGACGGACCTAACATCAGCATATATCCAGCTGGATTCTTTGTAGAAGATTTCACATATGTTGAAGGCACTGGTGATCTTGATGAGCATAATGGTAGATTTGCTGCTACACCTGAGTTTCCAAATGGTGTGTATGCATATTACACCACAGTCAATCCTATAGAAGTACAGAACGCTAACAGTCCCTTCAATGGAGTAAGGACTCCTACATTCCCATACATTATTGGTGACACGTATCACTCAAAATTACAAGAATTCAATATTGCGTTTGAATCTATACAAGATCTTGACCCAATAGCATTGAATCTTGTGAGAAATACCGAACCATATAATATTCGTGAGTATGAATTTGTACCTAATGCAAACAAGAATACAAATATAAATTCTAAAATATCAAATGTCAAAAATGGTGGTATAGAAAGAATTGATGTAGTAACAGCAGGTAAAAATTATAATGTTGGTGATAGTCTTGTATTTGACAATCAATTTACACGAGGTAAGGGTGCTATAGCAAAAGTTAGTCATGTTGAGGGACCTGGTATAACCACAATTACATCAACTATAACCACTAAAGAGAACGTGGTATTAGTATCTAATGGTAATGTGGTGACTGCTATAAACTCAGAACCTCATGGACTTACTAATAATATATCTGTAGAGATCATAGGCATATCAACTGATACACACACTAATCTTACAGCAAATACGAGAATAAGTCTAAAGGATGTGAGCACTGGTCTTGGTGTGTCCATGGGCACATCTGCTGCTACAGGATTGACGACAAGTGTAATAATTAATGAGTGGATGCCTGACATTACTGCAAATAATAAATTCAAAATCAATGATATAGTTCAAATTGATAGCGAGCAACTCAAGATACTCAACTTTGATGTTAAAAATAATAGATTAGAATTGTTGCGAGCACAGAACAGCACGACTGGTGCTGCTCATACATTTGGTAGTAAAATAACAAGACTTGAAAATGAGTTTACATACGCATTAGAGAAATCAGTAATATTAGATACACCAGAGGATGTAAGTTACTACTTTAATGCAGAGAGTTCTGTAGGTACAGGTAATACATTTGGTGTAGGAATCGGCACTACAGTTACAGTAGCTGGAAGAGGTGGTAATCAAATAACATCATTCCATAATAATGAGACAAAAAATATTTTTATACCAACAAGGTCTTTTTACTTACCAGATCATCCATTCAAAACAGGAGACAAAGTAGAGTATAATCCTGGTGCTGGTACATCAATAAAGTATCAGACTGACGCTATGAAACGTGTCAATGTCACCTTTACCAGACCTATGCCACCAGAGGTGTTTGTTCAAAAGATTGATAATAATCTTATTGGTATTGTCACTACAAGAACTGGTATAGGATCTGACTTGGAAAGGGTGATGTTGAGTGCTAATGCAGGTATTGGTAACACTCACTTCTTCAAAACAAAGAGAGATGTTGTAACAGGGACAGTGAGAATAATAGATGTATCTGCTACATCAAATAATCATACATTCAAGACTGATGATAGAATTGATCTTACAGTTGTATCATCCGCAACCAGTTCTATCACAGCAGTTTATGATCCTGGCACAAGATTTGTAAGTATTGGTAGCTCTGTCAATCCACCTATCTCTCTGACTCTTGGAGATACATTAGAAATTGACACATCTGACGTATCACTTGATAATACAAAATTATCATTCTTCTTAGATAAAGACTTCAATAAACCTTTTGTAGGAACAGGTAAATCTGCGATAGAAGTCATCAATACAGGTATACCTGGTAATGCTGGATCAAAAACATCTATACACTTTACCAATCGTGTCCCAGACGTATTATACTATAAGTTTTTACCACTTCAAAATACAAAAATAATTGAGACTAATAAAGATATAAAAGATTTCTCTAAAATATTCGTAAACACAAGTGTGTTTACTGGTGGACATACAATATCAACAACTTCAGCAAATACATTTGGATTCAACTTGACAAGAGTGCCAGAAAGAGTGGGATACTCAAGTGCATCTCAACTTTCATACTTTACTGACTCTAATAATGTTACTGGTGGTGTAGCAAGAGTATTACTACAAGGTGGTGGTGTATTTTACAAAGATCTACCGCAAGTATCTGTAGCATCAACAACAGGATCATCAGCGAATCTAAAGGCGTACAGCAGTGTCATAGGTGCTATCGACAAGGTGCAGATGGTTGACACTGGATATGATTATCCATCTGACTTGACGCTTCAACCACAGGCAGCAGTGCCACAGGTTTTATTTTTGAAGGATAACTTTGCTGTTGATAGTGTCGCTATAACATCAACAGGAAAAAATTATCTTACACCTCCTGAGTTTGTTGTTTACAATAGCAAAACAAATACAGTGAATGAAAATGCTAAGTTTGAGGCAGAGATAGAGGGTGGAGCAGTATCCAATGTCAAGATTGTGACAGCTGGAGGAAACTTAAGTTCAGGTGATGTTGAATTACTTGCGGTAAACAATAGTAATGGTGTTGGTATCATAAGTGCCACATACAATGACCCTAACGTAACACTTAGACTCCAAACTCCTCTTACAGGATTCAACACAGCCGTGCCTATGCCATTCAGTGTTGGTGATAAGGTATTTGTAGAGAATGTTGGTGTTTCAACAGGTAATGGTTATAACTCCTCTGATTTTGGATACCAAACATTCACACTAACTGGAATTGATACTGCTTTTGGAAATGTAAATGGAGCGACAATAACATACGAAGTTGACAAAGATCCTGGCACACATGACTTTGCCAAGTATGGCACAGTGACAAAAGATAAAGATCTTGCTAAGTTCAAAGTAAATCTTATTGAATCAACCTTCTTGAATGGTGAACCAGTGGTATCATCATCAGGTAAAGAGGCAAAAGTTATAATAGGTGAAGGTAAAACAAGAAATGTTTTACGTATTGACACCCTTGTTGGATTCAATACTGGTGACGTTGTAACAGGTAAGTTCTCCAAAGCAGGTGGTACGATAGATTCAAGTCAAAAGTATACTGGTTACTTTACTCTTGACACATCTACAGAGAAACCTTTTGGATGGGAAAGAGACACAGGAAAAACAAATGATTTTTATCAGAGAATACAAGATAATGATTACTATCAAAGTTTTGCATACTCTCTCAAGAGTTTTGTAGGCATCAATAGTTGGAGTGAACCAGTTGATTCACTCGCACACATAGCAGGTTTCAAAAAACACTCAGATCTTCTTATAAATTCTGTTCCAACTACAGCACCACAACCTGCTGGAATATCATCAGGTGCTGGTAACGTCGTTGTAATTGACGCACAAGCATCATTGCTTGATAAAGTCAATTTCGATCTTGTAAGTGAGAACACAAATCTTGATGAGAATATAAGTGATGAAGTATCATTTACATCTGGTAGATTTGGGGATGCGATTATATGCAAATCTAATAGAGTTTTAGATATAGATGATCTAAGTCCACAGTTCTACTCTGATCCTGATCTTATAAGATCCGTTGAACTTGATACATTTGACATGTTGACAGGAGGACCTGGTGGTGATGGTATCAGTGCAATCAAATATTATGCACAAGTGGTTCTTGATACATCGCTAGGTATATCATTCAATGCTACTCAATACTCAGAATTTGTAGTGTTTCATGATGGCACAACTGCTTATCTCAATACATATTCGGAACTAAGTGATGCTGGAGATCTTGGTGAATTTACCACTGATGTTAGTGGTCCTCTTGCGAGTGTGCTTTTTGTACCAAATAATTCAGCGTTTAGTTATGATATTACATTCCACAAAGAGATCATCACTAATGGTGTAGGTGTTGCTTCAACATCATTTGGATTCCAAGAATACAAAGGTATGACAAAGCAACTTAATGTATTTGGATCTGCAGTGGTACAAGAGGTAGATGCAATCGATGGTACTATGTACAAATCTGGAAGTATACTTGTGTCAGCGAGAGGACCGTTAGGTGAGAAAGAGATAGATGAATTTACTTGGTTAGCAAATGGAGCGAACCAAGTTCTATTCACAAACTTTGGTAACATGGATGCTGATACTGATATAGGAACATTCCAAGTCAATATGTTGAGTAATGTATTGAAACTAAGGCATACAGCTCCTGTGGGTATGGCAGTCACAGTGTCAGCATTATCAAGATCAGTGGGTGTAGCACAAACTCATGGTAATACTGGTATCACTGGGTCTTATGTGGTAGGAGATACTGAACTTGATGGCACATTCACAACAATCGTTGCAAATGGATCACCATCACTACAGGTCATATCGACAAAATCATACAGCAACTACACAACTTGTAGATTCCATGTTGAAATTAATAACACTACTGATAACACATATTCTGTATTCATAGTCGGTGCTAATTCGTTTGGTGGCAATGCCTCATACAACAAATATAATAACTTGTACACAGATGACGCTGAGAAACGTAACATTGACAATACTGACATACATATTACTGGTAGTAGCACTCAACTACGGTTCTTACCAGTTGCAAATAAAGCGTATACAGTGAGAGTAGCTGAACTCAAGATTGACAAACCAGATTCAGTATCAAGTAATCAAACATATAACCTATAATGTCATTTCAATTAGGGTCACTCAATAAACAATTTAATACTGAAAGTGAGAGTTTTCAAAGGTCATTCAACCTTACACATAAGGGTGACCCTATTTTTTCTCACGAATTTGATGGTGCTAGTTCAACAAAAGTTATTGTTAGTTCAAATACATTTGTTATAAAGAATCATTTTTTTGTGACTGGTGAGGAATTGACATATGATGCGACAGGAATGGCAGCGATTGGTATAGATCATAACAGCAGTGGTATTGGAGCTGATACGTCTTTACCATCAAGTGTTTTTGTTATTAAGGTAGATGAAGATAGATTCAAGGTTGCTGCCTCTAAAGCACTTGCTCTAGCAAATGATCCGATAGGTTTGACAACAGTAGGGGTTGGAAGCACACATAGATTTACTGCACAAAAATTAGACACCAAGTGTATTATAGCGATTGATAACGTTATACAGTCACCACTTCTTAGTAATACTGGTACAGCGACAACAACAGAGAATACAATGTTGAATCGTGAGGTGAGATTTGCTGATGTAAGAGGTTTTAGTCAATATGACTTGGTGCAAATAGGTAATGAGATACTCAGAATACAAGTTATAGGTTTTGGTACAATGTCTAATAATGTATTGTTGGACAGAGCATGGATGGGAACTTTTGAAGAGTCACATACATCCAATGCAACAGTGACACTACTAAAAGGTGATTATAACATAAGACAGGATAAAATACATTTTGCTGATGTTCCATTTGGAGGAACTAGACAGAAGATAGGTGTATCATCGGCATCAGTTGATGTAGGAGCTAGCGTATTTACTGCACTGACAGAAATATTTGACACTGGAACCAAGGTCAAACTAAGATCAATCAACCCACCTGCACCTCTAACAGGAAATAGGGATTATTTTATTATCAAGAATGCCACTAACAATTTCTCATTTGCAGAAACACAAGGTGATGCACTCACAGGTGTTGGTATAACACTTACATCAGCAGGGATAGGCACTCATAATCTTCTTGTTGCAGATGTTGTGGAGGGATCTGAATTTCAGGGTAGATCATTCATAAGATCAGATTATTCAGGCAATTTCTTATTAGATGACCTCTCATCTGGATTCACTGGTATTGCTAAAACATTTACCATGAAATCTGGTGGTGGTAACATAACAGGTATCAATACTGACTTCGGTGTAATTCTACTCAATAATACATTCCAAAAACCTGGCACAGACTACAATTATAATGAGGTTGGTGGTGCCACTTCAATTACATTTACTGGCAATAATATATCAGGATTGACAGAGACTTACAGCACCTCTGATGTAAACGCAAATAGATTACCTAGAAAAGGTATTATATCTGGTCTTGGTAACACTCAAGGATTTGGATACCAGCAAATACAAGCTGGTTTTGGAACTGCTGTGGTCTCTGGTTTTGGTACTATAACTGTGGCAATGGGATACACAGGTTCAGGTTATAGAAGTGCTGGCACACAATTCAAGGTAAGAGTTATAGGTGGTAATCCAACAACTGCAGCAGCAGGTACATTCTCTGTGCAAGATGGTAGGATCAAAAAAGTATTCATGGATGGCACACCAGGTGTAGGTTACACTCACACCAACGTGCCATTATTAGAATTTGATTCTCCATATGGTTATGATGATATAAAACTTATCAGTGCTAACACTGGTATTGGTGCATCTGTATCGATCAAGATTGGTATAGGTGACAGTATATCTCAGACAGAGATAACAAATACAGGATATGGTTTCACTGTGGGTGAACAACTAACCATAGCAGGTATACCTACAAACTTCAGTGCTGGTACAAATTTCCAACCTGCCACCTTTACTGTAACTGAAACCAGTGATGATAAATTCTCTGGTTGGGTATTAGGTAAGTTTCAAATATTAGATGATTTTTCTGACGAATTCAATGGAAGTAAAACTCAATTCACAATCACAGAAAATAACTCACCAATCAGTATAGAAACACAATCGGGTAGTCCTATAAGTCTAGATGACGTATTACTTGTATTCATAAATGATGTGTTACAGAAACCAGGTGTGGCATATCAGTTTACTGGTGGCACACAGATAAAATTCACTGAAGCACCAGCACTAGGATCATCTTTACAGGTTCTATTTTATCGTGGAACTGATGCTGATATAGGCACTGCAGAGGCGGTTGAGACAATCACTAAGGGTGACATAATCACCATCAATAGTCCACCAGCAAATAGATCTATCCTTACACAGGACTCAAGAACAATTAGAGAAACAGTTTCAAGAGATACACTACAGACCACGATATACAAAGGTCAAGGAATCACTGCTGCTAAAACACCTCTTAGGCCAGTAACATGGAGAAAGCAAGCAAATGATAAGATCGTAGATGGTGCAAAAGTAAGTAAAGCAAGAGGATTATATGCAGGTCAAATATTCCCTGCCACTCGTATTATCAAAGATGTAGCGGTCACAGACACTGTGGTGTATGGTCAATCTGGTATTATTGGGTTTACAAAAACTGAAGACCCCAACACCTCTAGTTTTGGTGTCAAGATTGTAGATACTGATAAAAATAATACTGGATTTGGCACAACTGGATTCACTAACCCATATAAATCAATCTCTGATGTGACTATGGAAGGTGACCAAGGTGTGATTGTTGGTATTGGATCTACCACAAAAGGAATACAATTTGAGTTTTCTATTCCATCTAATTCTGTGCTTAGAGATAATACTTTTGGTGGATTCACAGAAACTGGAATAGGAACTGGTGATTATTTTGTGGTCAGTAGATCTAATGTTGGTAGTGGTGTTACAGCAAGGACATCAAATGGATCAGCAGTCGTCGGTATGAGCACAATTTGTCTTGATGGTGTATACCAAGTGAGTCATATCACAAGAGTTGGTTCAGGTCAAACTATCAGGGTGCACACAGAGATTTCAGCAAATCATGGTCTTAGCGTAACTGGACTTAGTTCAGGTGCAGGTAATTACTATGGTGCATATTCTTACGCCAAATTTACAACAGGAGCTGTAGGTTTAGCGTACACTGTGAATGCATTGAACGGACTTACAGGATTATCAACAGCTCCTCAAATTCAAAGGACAACGAAATTGTCACTGGATTACACATAAATAACAATTACGAACTAAAATAGTTTGCAAAAATAATGCCAGCAGTCATCACCGACCAGATAAGAGTTTTAAATGCGACGAATTTCGTTAGTGGAATTTCGACGACTGACAACAGTTATTATGTTTTCATAGGTCTACCAAACGCAACTTCAGTAGCGTCTGATTGGAATACAAACACTCCATCACCTATTGACAACTTTGATGAACATGATAACATTTACGACACTCTTATTTCTGCGAAGAAAATAACCTCAAGCGACGTATTGAGAGTAATCAAAAAAATAACATGGACAAGTGGAACGATATATGAGATGTATCGTCCAGATTATAGTATCAACAAATTGAGTCCACAGACAAGTTCAACAAGTTTGTATAACACAAACTTCTATGTAATGAATTCTGATTTCAGAGTATATGAGTGTATATACAATGGTGCTTTACCATCAAATAGTGGTGCAGGTGTCATATCACTTGAAGAACCAACTCATACTGATTTACAACCAAGACTTGAGAGTGATGGATATGTTTGGAAGTATCTTTATACTATAAAACCAAGTGATATTATAAAATTTGACAGTGCGGAGTATATACCCGTACCTGCAGATTGGGGAACCAATAGTGCTGTTGCAGATGTAAGGAATGCTGCTGTAGATGGTAAGATTGAAACCATTGTAATTGAAGATGTCACTAACGCATCATATCAATTCAATGGTACAAAAAATGCAGTTCCTATAAGAGGTGATGGATCAGATGGACTGGCATCTGTGACCTTCATCAATGGTAAACCTTCTGCTGTGCAGGTGACTAATGGTGGTAGTGGATATTCATTTGCTACTTTAGATCTTGATGATGTTGTAACTGGTAGTGGTGCATCTTTTTCTGTCATCGTACCTCCACCTGGCGGTCACGGTGCTGACATATACAGAGAATTAGGTGCAAATAAAGTTCTTGTATATTCAAGAATAGAAAATAGTGATGTCACTAATCCTGATTTTCCAACAGGTAACCAATTTGCTCGCATTGGTATCATAGAGAATCCTCAACAATTTGGTAGCACTGATCTTCTTACTGCTTCTTCCGCTTCAGGAGTATATGGTTTGAGACTTGCTGGTGCTGCAACCACAAGTATGTCTGTGCAGGTAGATGGAGAAGTGACACAAACTGTGGGAGTAGGGTCAACTGCTGTCGGTCAAATTATTGGATATGATCCAGTCACCAAATCTTTACAGTATTGGCAAGACAGATCCGTTGCTACCAATGACTCCTCAGGCAACAAACCCACCTACGGATACAAACTAAATAGATTTACTGCGACACCTGCAACTGGTGGTTCTACGAATATAATCGTCAAAACCACAGGAGGTACAGAAACCTTATCTATAGATACTGGTTTTACAGGAGTCTCCACTACAGTGAACTCAAGAACATATTATTTTGGTCAGACATATAACAGTGGACTTGCTAATCCAGAGATCAAAAAATACTCTGGTAATATGATCTACATTGACCAAAGACCAGAAGTGACCAGAGCAACTAACCAACGTGAAGATATTAAAATTATCTTAGAATTCTGATACGATGCCACAGAACACCAACCTAAACGTCAGTCCATATTTTGATGACTTTGACTCGTCTAAAAATTTCAATCGAGTCTTATTCAAACCTGGCAGTCCGATACAGGCAAGAGAACTAACTACCCTACAATCTATCCTTCAAGGACAGGTTGAGAAGATGGGTAAACACTTCTTCAAAGAGGGATCAATGGTGATTCCTGGTGTGTTCAAATATGATAACCAGTATACATCTGTCAAAATAGAATCTACATTTTTTGGTGTTCCTGTAGAATTGTATTATGACAAATTAGTTGGTGTTACTATAAAGGGTAAAACATCTGGTATCACAGCAAAGGTTGTCAAAGTATTATCATCAACCAACTCTGTCACAAATAACACAACATTATTTGTCAAGTACGAGAAAAGTTCTGATGACTATTTGTCCGAACAATTTTCAGATGGTGAAACTCTTACAACACTTGCAGACATTACTTATGGCACAACAACCATATCAAATGGATCTGATTTTGCTACTGCTATAAACTCAGGTGCCACATCAATTGGATCTGCATTTACGATTACAAGAGGTGTATTTTTTGCGAGAGGTGCTTTTATAGAGGTCAACCCTGAGACAATAATCCTTGATCAGTATTCAAATGTGCCATCATACAGGGTAGGATTCAATGTTAAAGAAGAGATTATTACTGCTGTTGATGATAACAGTTTATTTGATAATGCTGCTGGATTCTCCAATTACACTGCTCCTGGTGCTGATAGGCTCAAGATTAGTTTATCACTTATTAAGAAAGAACTAACTGATTTTCAAGATGAATCTTTCATCGAATTACAACGCCTTGACACAGGTGCAAGTAAAAAAATCATAGAAACAACGTTATACAGTGAGATAGCGAAAGAATTTGCAAGAAGGACATATGATGAGAGTGGTGATTATTATGTTACTAAGTTTGATTTAGAAGCAAAAGAATGTTTGAATGATAGACACTCAGTGTTTGGAACATTCTTCCCAGAGGGAAAGACTGATGAAGGAAATACACCGTCTAGAGATCTACTAAACATCAGAGTAGGTCCTGGTAAAGCATATGTCAAAGGTTATGAAACCAGTTCAGTTGGTTCTAATTACATTGACGTAGAAAAACCAAGAACAACTAGATTGGTAGAATCTTCTGCTGTTCCTTTTGAAGCTGGAAACAAATTTAGATTGAATAATGTTTTGAACGCAGCACAGATCAAGTTATCTGCTGCTACATCAGATCATGTAGATTTGAGAAGTGCCAGATTAGGTTCCACAAAATCTAGTGCAGCTGGCGATAGTATTGGAAGGGCAAGAGTCTATGACTACAAACTCCAAAATGCAGGCTATGTTGACAATACCAGTGTATTTGAGATATTCTTATTTGATATACAAACAGATACATCACTTACAGTCAACCAAGCACACACAATCGCACTCCCTGCAGTAATTGAAGGTAAGAGTAGCGGTGCAAGAGGATTCCTGAAGACTGCAGTATCCAACTCTACAACAATAGTGTTGAATCAGGTATCTGGTAAGTTTATAAAAGATGAACAAATAATAATCAATGGTGTACAAGACGGTAGAGTCATCACTGACTTTACAGAATTTGATTTGAGTGATGTAAAGTCAATTAGATCTACTGCTGCGAGCAGAACATTTGCTGCTGATGTTGTATTGGAGACTAAGAAAGATCTTACAGGTAGATCATTCAGTATTACAAGTGGTGGTGTGGTCACCAGTGGTACACCAGGATGGGTGAAGAACTTCAAGGTAGGTGATGTAATAGCATACAAACGTGGTGGTATTACAGATGTAACATTCAACGTAGTAAGTGCAGTAAGTCCAACAAACAACAACATAACTGTTGTTGCAGCACCCAATACCATATCAGGTATATGTCATAAAGCACTTCCTAGTTCTACTACAACTGTCAGTGATCTTAAGATTGTAGCAGGTAAATTGAGAGGATCTACAAGTGGTTTCTTGTATGCAGAATTACCAAACACAAACATAGAGTCATTAGACCTTACTAACTCTCTCTTACAAATAAGAGTTGAGAATACAGGACAGAGCACAGATGGTGATGGTCAGATGGATCTACCATCATTGACTGGTACAGATTTGGTATACGCACCATTTGATGAAGAAAGATATACTGTGGTCTACAATTCTGGTGCTGTGCAAGCACTCACATCTGATCAAGTTGTATTGACAGGTGGTGGAAAGGGTGTGACAATATCAGGATTGACTGCATCTCAATCAGGCAATGTTGTCGTACACAGCACACAACAGAAATCAAAAGTAAAATCAAAACAAAAAAATCTTACAAGAAATGCAACTCTTGTTGTAAGTGGGTCAAGTAGAACAAATTCAGGAATCACTACAGGTCTTACTGATGGATTGACACCTAGCGATGTCTTTGGTAAAAGAGTTCAAGACAGAGAAATATCTTTAGACGTGCCTGATGTAGTATCAGTATCTGCTGTGTTTGAATCATCAGGCACAGGAGCACCATCTATCCCAAATCTCACTTTAGGTTCTTACAATGGACCTAACGGAAATAACACTGATGTGATAGTTGGTGAAATTGGTGTTGGTAAGAGTTCTGGTGCTGCTGCCATGGTTCTTGCAAGAAATACATCTACTAAAGTTGATGTCATATTCAAAAATAATAATGCGTTCAAAGATGGAGAAGAAGTTACATTCTTAGAGAGTGGAGTCAAAGCTATATTATCAGATGTTAATCCTGGTGACCCTAACATCAGAACTAACTTTGTTCTTGATACAGGACAGAGAGAAGAGTTTTATGACTATGGTAGACTTGTGCGTAAACAAGGATTTCCAGAACCACAAGGTCAGTTGAAAGTATATTTTGATCATTATGTAATAAACTCAGAAGACTCAGGTGATGTAGTCACAGCTAATAGTTATACAAACTTTGATATTGTACCTGCTCTTGATAATATAAGGAATACAGATGTCATTGATCTTAGACCTAGAGTAGCAGCGTACTCTGGAAGTAGATCTCCTTTTGAATTTGATTCAAGGGACTTTAGTGGTGGTGGACAAAATCCAAGTGTATTAGTTTCTAACGAAAATCTTACGTTTGATTACAAACACTACCTTGGTAGAATAGATAGATTGTTCATCAACAGAGACTCTACATTTACTGTAAAGCAAGGTACACCTGCTGTAAATCCAGTTGAACCAGAGGGAATATCTGAATCGTTTGAACTAGCAAGAATAGAATATAAACCATACGTCTATGATGCAAAAAGGGATGTAACTATTACATTCCGTGGTAATAAACGATTTACTATGAAGGACATAGGTGTCCTTGAAAATAGAATTGAAAGTCTTGAAGAAATCACCTCTCTATCTCTTCTTGAATCTAAAACAGAGAGTCTCATAATTACTGATCCTACCACTGGATTAGACAGATTTAAAAATGGATTCGTAGTTGACCCATTCAATAACTTTGATGTTGCTGACAAAACTGTACCAGTTCTAAAGTACGATATCAATGAAGGAAAACTCGTTTCAAGAAAGCACACAGACAGTATTGATTTGCTTATCGGTTCTGCTAGTGTTGTGGGTACTAATGGCACTCCAGATCTATCAGTCGATCCCAGATATGCCGAAGACCTAGGTTCACCTAATATCAAGAAGACAGGTGATATTGTCACTTTGAATTACACTGAGGTGTTGGATAGAGAGCAACCTTTTGCTACAAGGGTGGAGAATATCAACCCATATATGGAAAGGAGTTGGTCTGGTAATTTGACTCTTAATCCTGAATCAGATATATTCACAGAAAGAGTATTTGAAGTACAGAACGATGGTATTGGATTCTCAAATGATATCATAGTCAACGAAGAAGCTATTCCAAACATGAGAGAGCAGAACATTGCGTTCACAGGCACTCGATTGAAACCAGGTACGCAACACTTCAACTCATTTGCTGGTGAGGATATGATAGAAAATAATATCCGTACTATACCAAAATTATTAGAGGTAACACCTGTACAGGGTGCATTCCAAATTGGTGAAACAGTTCGTGGTATATCAATATCTACACAGAATGCAAGTCAAGGTATAGATTTGAGATTTAGATTAGCATCACCTAATCATAAAGACGGACCTTTCAATAACCCTACAATTACTTTCGTAGTAAACCCATACGCACCAAATGTGGGTCTTTCATCAGCATACTCTGAAACCACTACAGTTCTAAACATTGACATACAGTCACTCAATCAGAAGTCAGATGCAAACTTCTTCGGGTTTGCTTCAGTCGGTATGTATCTTGTTGGTGAGACAAGTGGTGCAGAGGCAATAATCAGTCGGATAAGACTTATCACTGATGACCTTGGTGCAGTTCTTGGATCATATTACATACCACCTAGTAGATTCGAGAATGGTACAAACACAGCATTACTATCAAGTCTAAGACCTCAGGATAATTATCCTGGCTTGAACTTTTCAAGAGCTGCAGCAGATCACTTCTCAGAAGGAACAAGGATAACAAATACCACCTTAGAAAGAACAGAGCCAGCACCACCTGTCATACCTGCTCCTGTTATTTTCAACATTACGAATATTACTCAGAATATTACTAATATTCAAAACACTATTGTTCAACGTTGGATTGAAGAGGATGATGACCCTCTTGCACAGACTTTCCAAGTCGAAGAGAATCCTGGTATCTTTATGACATCAGTAGACTTCTTCTTTGCAACTAAATCAGAAACTATACCAATAGATGTGAGAGTTGTAAATGTGGTCAATGGATATCCATCTAGAAATATTGTCAAGAATGGACAAGTGATATTGAATCCTGATCAAGTCAATATATCAGCAGATGCTACTGTACCCACCACATTTACATTCCCATCTCCAATCTACTTACCGAGAGGTGAGTATGCTTTTGTTATCGTAACTGCAACATCTGAATACAATCAGTGGATATGTCAAGTTGGTGAGACAGAGATTTCTACTGCAGATAATACAGAGCTGGGACAAGTTATAGTAACAAAACAACCCTCACTTGGATCACTATTCAAGGGACAGACAGCTGGAACTTGGACTCCATCTCAGCTAGAGGATATGAAGTATGTTGCAAGAAAAGCAAGGTTTGTAACAGATCCTGGCACACTCAGAATGTACAATCCTCAGTTGAGCACATTCGATACAAGAAATGACTTACCTGAGAATCCGATTGAAACATTTTCTAAGAGAGTAACTGTAGGTCTTACATCTTCTATTGCTACAAATGGTGCTGACGTAGGTAGTACGATAACTCAAACTTCTAATAGTGCTGCTAGTGGTATTGTTGCTGAAAAATTAGCACACCTTGGACAGGCTGCTAACACACTTTCAATAACAAATGCAGGTACAGGTTATGAAGATGACACATATAATACAGTAAACTTTACAACTCTGACAGGTAGTGGTTCGGGTGCGGTTGGTGTTGTTACTGTTTCTTCAGGTGCAATCACTGGTGCCACTATAAAAGGTGACAACACAGGTAGTGGATATCAGGTTGGTGATACGATAACTGCTGCTCTTGGTACAAAGGGACTAGGACAGAATCTCACACTGACTGTGGGCGTGACAACAGCCACAAACGCTTTGGTGCTCACAAATAGTAAGGGCACATTCGATACAACTAATACACTTATATCTGATGGAACTACATTACCAAATATCAAAGCAAGCACAGTAACTACAAATACAGATCAGTATGACGGGTTACATTTCAAAGTCACACATCCTAATCATGGAAACCATGCAGCAAACAATACTATTGCAATTGATGGTATAACAGGTGACTCTGTTCCTACAAAATTAACTGTTGGTTATGGAGTAAGTGCTACCAGTGTTGTAAGTGTTGCAAGCAGCACAGGATTCAATTTCTTTGAGGGAGCACAAGTATCAGCCAGCAATCCTGGTTTTGCATTGATAGGTGATGAAATCATTCAATACACCACAGTTGGCACTAATCAATTAGGTGGTACTATAACAAGAGGTAATGACAGTACATTTGCAAGGACATATCCTATCGGAACTCCAGTGCAAAAGTATGAGTTATCAGGTGTATCTCTTAGAAAGATCAATACACAACACTCTCTCATCAATGTAACAAGTTCTATTGAAGATAAGGTTACACTTGATTCATATCATGTCAAGATCACTGGATCTGTTCTCTTTGATAAGGACAAGCCAGGTGGAGGAACGAGAGGAAATGCAACTAAGAATATTCAATTTGAATCTGTAACACCTAACATTGCACATAGTGTTCCTAAGGGCACTGGTATCAATGCAACACTTAGAACCACCTCTGCTACCAGTATAAGTGGTGGAGAAACATCATTCCAAGATAAGGGATTTGAACCAATATCTCTTATAAATCAAACTAACTTCTTGGAACCAAGAATGGTTGCATCGAAGGTAAATGAAACTGCACAGTTAGGATCATTACCTGGTGAGAAGTCACTTACAATAGACATGCAACTAAGCACTGATAATGAAAATGTATCTCCTGTGGTTGACGTATTCAAGAGTTCAATACTTACTTCTTCATCAAGAATCAATAGCCCAATTGGTAACTATGCTACAAGTAATAGAGCGAATAGTATAGATGATCCACATGATAATCTTTATCTCACTAAAGTAATCAAACTTGAGAACCCTGCTACATCACTCAAAGTATTATTTGCTGCGTTTAGACCACCAGCATCAGATATAAGAGTCTTGTATAGGTTATTCAGAGCAGATGGTGATAGTATAGATAAAGTGTTTGAATTGATGCCAGGTTTTGATAATCTTGATTCATCAGGACTTGTCATTGAAGCTAAGAATAATAGTGGTAGACCAGATAGGAATATCGTTCCTAGTTTGGAAAATCAATTTGTAGAGTATGAGTATACTGTAGATGACCTACCACCGTTTACTGGATTCCAAATCAAGGTTGACATAGCGTCAACTAACCAAGCACAGGATCCAGAATTACTTGACTTCCGTGCCATAGCCGTGGCATAATTGAGGTATGAAGTTCCGACTACCTAAAAGGAAATTATACGTCACTGCCCTACGTCTTCAACGCTGGCCAGTAAAATGGTGGGATGAGAAGGTGGAAGCAAAACGTAAAGAGAAGGAACTCAGACGTAAAAGAATTGAATCACTTTATCCTCAGAAAAAATGATCAACGCATGGGCACTTGCAGCAGAAGTATTGGAGGGCACTTTAGATGAAACATACCCCATCAAAGAAAATCCAAGTAGAGAATCATCCAAAATTGATGAGAGATGTGAGGACAACAGCGATAGTCAACAATGACGACGCTGCATACAAAAGATACATGAGTGACAGGAGAGCACGTCTTTCTACTAAAGAAGAAATTGATGTACTACGTGCTGAGATAGACTTCTTGAAATCACTAATTTACCAACAAAATAAATAGATATATTGAAATAGATCCATGGCAGTACCATCAGTCAATATACAAATTGATAAAGGCACGGACTTCTCTTCTACATTTGATTTGAAGAAGAGAGATAATGCACCATTGGATCTCACGTTGTATGATTTTTCAGCAAAGATGAGAAAGCATGCTGAAGCACCAGGTAATGTTGCTTTTGCTGCTACATATGGTGGACAACCTGCAAACGGTAATCTTACCATAAGTCTTACAGCTGCACAAACTGGTATCATAACTGCTGGTAGGTATGAGTATGATGTTTTGATTATAAACAGGAATAGTAATGTAAAGACAAAGGTTTTCCAAGGTCAAGCATTAGT